CCCGCGCCTGAAATGGCCGGCTGCGGCTCTGGGGGCAGTGGCACACGCCCTTTGGGTAGCACCCCGCCACGGCTTAACGCTCTCAGTTGCTGCAAGCTTTCCGGCCGATTCCTAAGCCGCTGCTGTGGCTTAACCGATCCGGGATCACTAGCGCTGACCATTCCGTCAGCACATGGCCAAGCAGTACACCAGGGGATTTGGCTACAGGTTCTACATCCAGATCATCAAACCAACGGCAATTGATTTCGGTACTCTCAACGGTGAGCTGTCCGATTTCATGGACATCGCCACGTTGCTGAGCAACGACGCCACGGTGATTAAGACCGGAACGGGATCCACGCTCAAGATCGCCGCTGGTACCGCGAAGACCATCACCAAGGCGGCTATCGCCTCCAACGTCGGCACCTTGACCTTTGGCGCCGCCCATGGGATCGCCGTTGGCGCATCGGTGAGCGTCACCCAGCTGCCGGCACCCTTCACGAAGCTTAACGGCAACTTCACGGTGACCGCCGTCACCACGTCGGCGCCGTTCACGCTCTCCTTCGCCGTCACAGCAACCAACCAGGCCGAGGCCACGGTGAGCAAGGGCAAGCTGGTGAGCTCCTTCCTTACACTGGACGGCACCGACGCCCCGGTGCGGTTCCTGGGCCTCACCAATGCCGCGCCGAACGAAGCCGAGACCGAGGAATCGGTGCGCGACTACGACGACGAAGCGCAGGGCTTTGATCTCAGCATCGCCACGGGCAAAACCCTGTCGTGGGCGCTTGAGGCCAACCTGGATCACCGTGATGCCGCCTATCACCTGTTCCGCATCGCCAGCAGGAACAGCGTCAGCGAAGGCCTGATGATCAAGTGGGCCCGCGTCGGCCCGCGCGGCTTCGACGAGGCCACCTACGGCTATGGCCGCTTCACCAACTTCCAGGAGAACCCTGCCGTGGGTTCGGTGGTGAAGTTCTCCAGCGGGATCAAGGTCTACGGACCCTACGAGCTGGACTTCACCAGTTAATCGTTGCCGCACAAGGCGCGACTCACCGCCCCGGCATCCGAAGAAGCCGGGGCGTTTTGCGTTGGGAGCTGCTGCCGGGCCATCAGCAAAGCTTGAGCCTGGTTGGCTTCCGCCATCTCCAGCACCCGCAGCGCCAGCTGTCGCAAACTTTCCAGATCGCCGGGGCCCGCCACCTTGATCATCGCCTCAATGTGCTGATACCGGAACTGCCAGTGAAGCGGCAGCAGCTGACGGGACGCCATGAGCAGTGAGCAGTTGAGGCAGGTTGCCGGAAACCTGAGGCATGACCACGCCCACCAGTTCACAGGAGATCTACGACCTGCTGGCCGCCGATCCGGTGATCAGCGCCGAGCTTGGCACCTACCTCTCCCCTGGTGGGTCCAGCCTGCCGGCGATCTCGGTGCTCGCAGCCAACGAGAACCTTCCGCCTGGCACCGTGGCCGGCGGCATCGAGATCACCATCACCCGGATGCCGAGCCTGGCGCCGCAGCTGACCCTGGGCGGGGACACGATGCTGAATCCCACCTGGCGCATCTACGTGATCACCTGGGATGCCCTGGGCGAGTTGCAGGCCGTGGCTCAGCGCGTGATCGCCCTGCTGCCCGGCGCCACCGCGATGGGGCTTCAGGCCGACCCGCCAGGGGAGGGGCTGGGGGTGCTTGAGCAGGTGGTGATCACCTGGATGAATCCCGCTGTTGTGCTGGAGGGGATTGAATGAGCGACTTCGTTGTAACAGCAGGCGCGGATTTCAGCGAAGTTCTCAAGGGTTTCCGCAGCCTGCCAGGGGAGGCGCAGCGGGCCGGCGAGGCGATCGGGAAGGGGCTGGGGGCCGGCATCACCGACGCAGAGAAGAACATCGGCGACCTGGCAAGCCAGATCCGAGCACTGAAGGCGGTTCAGGCCAAGCTGCCGGTCGATTCCAGCGAGTACAAGAAAGCCCAGCGCGACATCGAGGATCTCGGACGCCAGATCAATGAACTCAAGCGCCAGAAAGTCACCCTACAGGCTGATCCCTCCAGCATCGTTGCGCTGAATGCCCGCCTGGGTGATCTCCGCAGCGAACTGGAGCGGGTCGCTATCGGCAGCCAGCGATTCAGGGAGCTGCAGGCCGCCGTCCGCGACACGGAACGAGAGCTGCAGAAGGCTGGCGAATCGGCTGATCAGTTCCGCCTGCTCGATGGCGTGATCCAGGGCATCGCGTTCAGCCTCACCAACAGTGTGATGGGCGCCCTCGGGGCCGCCTTCGCCAAGCTGCAGCAGTTTGTCGGCGGCTATGCGGCCCTTGACACCGAGATCAGGAAAGCCGCTGCTGCCGGTGGTGAGTCAGGCGGCTACGACAAGCTCGCGCAGGCCATCGACAAGGTCGGCATCGAGGCGGCCGGCACCCAGCAGGAAGTCGCCCAGCTGACGACCGAGCTGGTCCGCGGCGGCATGACCGTCACCCAGGCCACCCAGGCGCTTGCGGCGATCGTGCGGGGGGCAGAGGCCACGGGAACCGCCTACTCCCGCATGGCTGAGGTGACGGCGGCATCAATCAAGATCTTCGGGCTTCAGGCCGGCGATGCAACCCGGGTTGTGGATGCCCTGGTGCAGGGGGCCAACGCTTCGGCGACCAGCGCCAGCGAGATGGGCATGGCATTCAAGTACGCGGGGCCCGTCGCCAAGATCCTCGGTGTCTCGATTGAAGAGCTCGGGGTAGCCGTGGGCCTGTTGGCCAACGCCGGCATCCCCGCGGCAGAGGCTGGTGTGACCCTGCGTAATGGCCTGTCGAAGCTGGCGTCCGCTGCCCCCCAGGCCGGCAAGGGCATGGGGGATCTCACTGGCCAGGCGGCGGCAGCAGCCAGGACGATGAAGGCGCTGAATCTCGACATCTACAACGTCGACGGCACGCTCAAGCCGATGCAAGAAACGCTGCTGAAGCTCAAAGCAGCGTTCGGTCAGCTGGATCCGGCGACCAAGATTCGCATGGCCGCCAACCTGTTCGGCGGGGAGGACGACGGGGCCAAGTGGCTTTCGCTGCTGGGGCTGACGGTTGAAGAGATCAAGACCCTCAGCGCCACCATGGCAAACACCAAGGGGGCGACCGACACAGCCCGCGATGCCATGCAGGGCTTTGAGATGGTCACCAAGCAGTTGGGCGGCACCCTGGACAGCCTCGGAAACTCAGTCGGCAAGGTCGGCGCTACAGCCCTGTTGCCGCTGCTGAACCTGGCCAATGCCGCCGTGGGTGCCGTGGCTGGGCTGCCGGATCCGATCAAGTACACCGCCATCTCCCTGGGTCTATTCACCACCGCTACTGTTGCCGCTACGGCGGCATACGCGATATTTAAACGGGCGTTGACATATGACATGATCCAAACAGCCGGTAGAGAGATACTTGAGATGTCCAGGATATTCACAGGCGTTTTTGCCAAGGCAATCGTTGCCGCTAAGATTGAGTGGATTATCTTTAGCAAGGCCGTACAAACAGAAGGCATGTTGTCCGCGATCGGTGGGTACGCGGTCGGCTTCGGTAAGCTTGCAGCTTCCATGGCCGTTGTAGCTTTAAGGTTCGCCGCAATCGCGGGAGCGATAGCGGGCATTCAGTATCTGCTCAGTGGTGCTGGTGATGCGACCAACGACTTTGCGGCATCACAGAAAACGCTAGATGAGATCGTCGGGCAGGTCGAGAAGTCCACCAAGAAAGCAGCCGCTGCCATCAGCGACCAAGGTAAGGCTGCCAGGGATACCGGGCCGCTGGTCTTGGCGTGGATCCGCAACAGCCGCGAGGAGCTCACCATGCTGCGCACATCGCAAGAGTTTGAGAAGATGCAGGGCGGATTCGCCAAGGTTCAGCAGTCTGCGCTTGCCTTCTATTCGTCGCTGCGTGGTTCGCGGTTTATCACCGATCAGCAGAAAACCCAGGCCAAGGAATACATCGATCAACTGCAGAAGATCGCCGACATCGCTAAGGCGCAGGCCACAACCCTGCGCGGTCGGGCAGTGGAAGCCGACCGCGCAGGCGACGACAGGCTGGCGAGTCAGCTCCTCATCCTCGCCAAGGCCGCCGAGGATGAGGAGCGGGGCTCCCGCAAGGCCGCAGCAGCCATGAAGGCGCTCACCGCCGAGACCAGGGCGGCAACCGCGGCGGCAGTTGATCGCCTGGGGCCGATCCGGCAAACGATCCAGGCGGAGGAGCTGCTGAGCAGCCGCCTTCAGAACCGCATCGCCATCGGTCAATCCCTGGCGGGGCTGGCCAAGGGCCTGGGTGATGTGGAGCAGTCGCGCTACGGCGTGGTGCGGGCCAGGCTGCAGTTCGAGCTCTCAAAGCTCCAGGAGATCGGCGCCGGGGAAGACGTGCTGAAGGCCAAGCGCGATGAAGCCGATCGACTGGACCGCGCTGCGCTATCAGCCCGCTATCAGAACCTCCTACTCCAGCAGTCCCTAGAGCAGCGGATCCTGGAAATCAACCAGGCCAAGGCCCGACTGGAGGGGCAGAAGGCGGTGAACACCGCACAGCTCGATCTGTTGAAGGCAGAGGCCGAGCTGGCCAAGGAAACCGATCAGGCCAAGCGGGCCAGCCTGCAAGAAGTGGTCGACAAGCAGGGCCAGGCGCTCACCATCGCGCGGGAGCAGGTGGCGCTGACGGCCAGCACCCAGCCGATTGAAGCGGCCATCAGCCAGCTCACAGCCGAAACCGCACGCAACAACCTGCAAGCCGAAGCCGCGGCGAAGGGGTTCAAGATCGCCGCGAATGGCACGCTGGAGGCTATCTCTGGCATGACCAGCGGACTCAGGGGCGTAGCCACCTACTCCAAGCTCACGGCTGACGAGCAGGATCGCTACCGGCGGATCGCCGCCGATGCCGGCTTGGCCATCGGCCAGAACAGCCAAGGCACACTGGCGGTTGGGCGCAGCCAGGCGGAGGTGAACGCCGCCGTGGCGGAGATGAACGCCCTCCTCGATCGGTCCAAGGTCGGCTTCGACGACACGGCGCGGAAGGCCTCGGATGCCGCAAGCCCGGCCGCCGCCCTGGCGCAGGCCTTCACCCAGACAGGCGACAAGGCCCCGGCGCTCCTTCAGGGCGCCCAGGGCTTCGCCGAGTACCTGGCGCAGGCTGGCGGCTACGCGAACGACATCAAGGGGATCAACCTCGAAGGCAAGTTCCAATCGGTCAGCGGCAGCATGAGTAGCGCCGCCAGCTCGGCCCGGGACTTCTACGGCTACCTGCAGCAAGCAGCGAACCTCCCCGGTTCCCGATGGACCGGGGGCCCCGTGGAGGCCGGCGAAACCTATCGCGTCAACGAGCTTGGTCAGGAGATGCTGCTGGCAGCCGGGCGGTTGATGCCCATCGACGCCCCGACCAACAGCCTCTGGCGGGCACCCTCCAGTGGAACCGTGATCCCCGCCGGGATCAGCGCACGGATCCAGGCCACGGGCACCACGATCGCCGCAGGCGCCGCGGCACCGGCCGGCGTTGCTGAACTGGCCCTTGAGGTTGGAAAGCTTCGGCAGGAAGTCGGCGTCCTGGCCCGGCGGGACTGGAGCATCCACGTGCAGCAACGGACAGGCCCCACCGCAAGCCAGGTGATGCAGCAGATTCAACGGCTGAGGTGATCCCATGGCGATCACGGTTGGCGGGCTGACGATCCGGGCGCTTCAGGAGTTCCCCTACGGCCATGCGGGAGACAGCCTCAATGGGCGAACGGCGCGGCGCTGGCCCGTGAAAGCAATCATGCGGCCGTCGGAGTGGCTGGCGCTGGAGAGCGTCTATCTCGCCTGGCGGGCGGCCCGGATCGCCGAACCCGACACGATGGTGTCGCTGTCGGTCGGCACCACGGTCAGCACCAGCGGCAAGGCCTACGGGCTCACCTGGTCCAACGTGCCCGCATGGTTTGCCTCCCCGCCAGCGGCAGCAGCTGCAGGGGGCATGCTGTCGGTTTCGTTCGAGCTGATCGACGCGGCGCAGCAACTGGCGGTGCTGACCCGCAGCGATGAGATCTCGCAGCAGCTGCAGGACAACGAGTCCACCTATGGCACCTACTCGATTGCCGGGCTGACCCTGAACCTCACCGCGGCGGTGGAGGCCTACCAGGACGGGCCTCGGATGGAGCTGGCGGCCACGGGCACCCACGTGATTCGAGGGCCCCTGATGGCGACCCGACTGCGCAAGGTGCAGGGTTGGACCCATGCGGCCAACGCCGGAGCCACCATCCGGACTTGGTATGAGCAGCAGATCGCAGCCACGCCAGCAGCTGGCTCCTGGTGGCCGGTGTCGCCGCCAACGACCGAGCAGACGCCGGTGATCGTGGCCGGCGCCCGGGTCACACGCCATCTGATCACGCTGGAGCTGGGGCAGGTCTGATGGCGGTTGATCTGCGCCGGATCGTCGCCTGCAACCTCGGCCCGATCGTGTCGGGCGACCTGGGCTGCAACCACATCAGCGACCGCTCGGGCCTGGTGATGTGGTCCGGCAGGCTTCAGTTCGACGGGATCGTGAACCCGGCGCGGGGTGCCCTGGTCGAGCTGTTAGTGGCCAGCCCCCAGCGAGGCACGGTGACGCGGTTCCCGATCCCGTTGCGGGTCATTCGTGCGGTGACGTTCGTCAAGGAGCGGCGGTCAGAGGTTGAGGTCGGCTGCAAGTTGACATTGATGAAGGAGCGCAAGGACCAGGCGCAGTATTTCGCCAACTATTACACTCCGTCGTGGTACACCGAAACGTTAAATGCCGGATTCTCGGAAGAGGCGATTAACAAAATCGCGCCACGGCCGATTTATTCTCACCAAGTACTGCTTCGTTGCCTTAGCGAATTGGGGCTGACACTGGCCGGGAGCAGCGAGCAGCTATCGTTCAGCGTTCTCAGAAGCAGCATTGATCTATCACAGGGCTACGTCCAGGTGATAGGTGATCTCATCCGGTCAGAGTGCTGCTATGGCCGGATCCTGCCAGATGAAAGCTTCCAGGTCGTCAAGATGGACCTGGCCAAGGGCGGCAAGGGGCCAATCCTGCGTGATTACAACCTGATCAGCATTGATCCGATCACCACAGGGGCGGAGCCGGCAGATTATTACATTGTTCGATATTCGGCTACTCAGATCAAGTACAACCCGGAAGATTCCGCGTCTCCCGGTGGCGGTGGTGGCGGTGGTGGCGGTGGCGACCCAGTAGATCCCAATGACCCAATATCACCGGGGTCCGACTGGACCGAAAGCGAAACAATCTCACCGCCGAACAAGATTGAAATCAGCTATGCGCCCGTGGTCAACAATGCCAAAGTTGAGCGCAGGGTAACACTGACAAGTACGACGCGAGCAAGCAGTAGAAGTGAATATGAATCTATCCTCTACGAAGATGCCGGCGGCAAGCAGCAACAGCGAGATGTGCTGCTTAAAAAAACAGATACAACATGGACGACCATTGCATCCGTGAATCAGGCCTATGTAGCGTGGTGCCTTGAAAATGGTCGCGGGTTACCAAGTGGCGGAGCGAAGTCGGAAAATATCACTTACTACAAATACTACATCGGCACTGATGGGCCAGTGCTGTTTGAAGAAACAACGGAGCAGTACATCAGCGAAGCTCAGTTCGCTGGCGGGTTGCAGTTGTATAGCTACGCCGGTTATCAACCGTCCGGGGAAAAACAGATTCTTTCGGAACGCACCATTAGAACTACGCTAGCGTTTAAGACAGCGCAGGGGCGCGACTATACCCAGGTCAAAACAAGCCGATGGATGGCACGTGGTGTCAACGCAGAAGGCAAGCAAGACATCGCCGGTTTCATCGGTAAAGCCAAGGAGTTGATTGACGTTGACCCGACAATCGTGGCCAGGGTTGCTGCGGGTGCGGTTGCTCTGGTATTTGAAGGCACGGAGGTTCAAAATGAAACCGGTAGGCTTGCGCTACCAAGCAAGCCTACCGACCAGGAGCTAGCAGCAGATAGAGTTCAGAATGAGAAATCTCCGCCAGAAGCGATTACATCGCCAAGTCCACAGGTTATCGACTCAGCCAACAAGAATAAGCCAGCAACGGAATACACTACTACGTCAGAACGTACGTTGGTAGCTCGTGCTATTTTTGATGAGCAGCAGTACACCAACTTAACTGCTACATCGATAGCTAACTACAGCATGCCGTACTCTCCCGATGATATGTATCTTGTCAATGCACAGGGAAAGGTAAGCGCATTTAGGCAGGGATCCAATGGTGCCGCCTATCGGTTTGGTGCACTTGAAAATGCCTTAGACATTGGCCACGCCTATGGGTGCAATATCGTCACAGGGTTCGATGAGATGCCGTCGTTACCGATGGCGCCTGTCTATGTCCGTCAGGCCGGCATCGAGGCGGCGTTTTTGACCGATTCGATCAGCTATGCCTTTGATGGCGATGGCATGGTGGTGTCGGCTGATCTGATGCTGCTTGGGGTCACCGGCTACTACGGGGCCAACCCGCCAGCAGTGAGCTGGGTGCGGCTGCCGGTGCCCCCCGCAGGCCTGAACCAGCTCGATGACGGCACCACGGAAGCCAACTACGCCAAGGCCAACACGATCAGCATCCCGGCCGGGTTTGACCCCACTGCTCCTGGGCCGACCTTTGCAGCGCTGCCCGCCAACGGGGTCGACGTGTTCTCCTCCTGGCGGGATCAGCCCCATATCGTCGGGCCAACGCTGGAGGTAGTAACCAGCGAAACGGCCATCAGTGTTACTGGCGACACGGTGGAATACCCCTATGAGCTGTTCCTGGAACCAGTGATCAGCGAAACCGGTATCAGCGTCACAGGTGATTCAGTGGTGAGCCCTGCGTTCTATTCGGTTGAGATTCCTACGGCCGTGGTTGAGGTTGTGGCATTGGCGCCAGCAACTGAAATCAACGTGATCGCAAGTATCCCGACCGCGATGGTCAATATCGACGCACTGGTTCCAGTGATTGAAGTACCGGCCCTGATTGACGTGCCGTCGGCAACGGTGAGTGTCTACGCCATGGCGCCAGCCGTTGATGTGCCGGTTGTGATTGATGTGCCGGTTGCCGTGGTTGACGTTGTGGCGCTATCGCTAGGCACTGATGAATATCCCATAACCATTTCGCCGGCTGCTTGGTGGAAACCCAGCACAACATCAAGTGTCACAGTGATTGACGGCAAAGTTTCTGCTATATCCGATCTCAGTGGAAACGGTTTTGATCTGATCCAGGCCACCAGTGCAGACAGACCGACCTATGTGTCATCGGCGCTAAATGGTAAGGCTGCCATGAGATGGCCAAGTACAGCCGGCTGTACTTGGCCATCT